ATGGCTCAAGCTCAGGTTGACCAGCGCGGCCGAGATAGCCGGCGAGGTAACCCGGTTCGCCGATGGTGCTTCACCATCAATAATCCTACTCCGGAGGAGGAGGATGCCGTGAAGAACCTTGCGCCGGACGCTAAGTACTTAATCTGTGGCCGGGAGGTTGGGGAGAGCGGGACCCCGCATCTCCAGGGCTTTGTCAACCTGAAGCGAACCACCCGTATGGGAGCTCTTAAGGCACGGTTGGGTGGTCGCGGACATTTTGAGCCTGCTCGGGGGGATGACTGCTCAAACCGGGACTATTGTTCTAAGGGGGGCGACCTGTTGATTGAGTCTGGGGAACCTAGTAGTCAAGGAAAACGAAATGACTTACATGATGCTGTTGTGAAACTGAAAGAGACGAAGAGCCTTGCCGCTGTCGCGTCTGCGTATCCGGAGACCTACGTCAAATACTCGCGAGGCTTGCGAGAGCTGCTCCTTATATCTCCGGAGATGACCACGCCCCGGAACTGGAAGACGGAAGTGGAGGTTCTGTGCGGCCCCCCTGGATGCGGCAAGAGCCGGTACTGCATGGAGACAGCACCAGAGGCCTATTGGAAGCCCAGAGGAAAATGGTGGGATGGCTACGATGGGCACCAGGATGTCATTCTGGATGACTTCTATGGATGGCTGCCCTTTGATGACATGTTGAGACTCTGTGATCGGTACCCTCTCAGAGTTGAGACCAAAGGTGGTACCATGAATTTCTTGGCACGTCGGATCTTTATTACTTCTAATAGATTGCCTCATGAATGGTATAGTGATGAGATTTCTAACAAGGATGCCCTCTATCGGCGGCTCACTCTGATTAAAGTGTGGGATGGGGGTAATTTCATACCTGTACCTCATTTTATGTTCCCCCACATGTATAACTACTGAAAGATAAAGGCCTCTCGCTCCGCCCGAAGCACGGCGGGGGCTGGGGGCCCCGCCGTGCGAGGGGAGGCGGTGCGTTGACCGAAGCGCGGCCGGGGGCCGCGCGAGGGCGTTTACCTGTTCACCCCCCTTCGAGGCTGTTTATTAAGGTTACACCCCCCCGAATAAACACACGTGACACTGAAGTGCGTTTGACTGTTTATTGATTACAATTGGCGTCCAGTTTCATAATCAAACTCTTTGAAAGCGATATATGCTGATATGTCATATTGGACTTGTGGGATTTGGGATGTTGAAGTATCAGGTGTAGTAGGCCTCATGTCTTTCATCTGCCTGAGAGATATACTCAGGCCATTCCAGACCATGTTAGCCCCTTGTATAACAGAGACCCATGGTGTGCCTCTGGTCAGCCATGGGGCAGTAGCCGAAGGACTAGCAATGTCCTGAGTGAACATTGGTTTTGGTGTCAGACCCCTTTTAAATCCGGACGCCATGTTGAATGATCTTGATGAAGATCTGTCTTGTAGAGGGTCATATATGAATGGAGCCTTGTTAGGATCTTTTGGTGGCTCCAATCTTCCTGGGACAGTCCCTGGGTCTAAATGTGATCTTGTAGCATTCCCTCTTCCTTGATCTTCCCCGTCAAGATCAAGTGCTGTTCTTCCAAGAACGTTTTCCATGAGTGTTCTGGGCCAGTTAATCCATCTTGCCCTTATGTAGACTTTTTTGAATTTGTAGAATCTAAATGGTGGGAGATGCTGGAAATCTCCTGTTCCATGAGATGCTTGTAGGAAGTCTGTTAATTTAAATGACAGATGGTCAAAGTTCCATAGCAACGGTGTCTCTGTCTGAGGATCATTGGTAGGTTTAACTGGTGCTGTCGGCCAATCAGCTGTGAGTGTTCTGCGCAGTCGCAGATGAAACAGTTTGAATCTGTTTTGGCGCCTTCTCCTGTAACGGTTCAATGGGCGTGTCCTGTAGCTCCGGCGACTTGCCCGGGCATGTCTTCGCACGCGCATGCGCCGTCGGTATGTTCTCCGTCTGAGCCTGCGCGGAGGAACGGGATGTGGTTAGTGACGTAAGCGTATCGAGGTGCCGGGCATAGTATTACCCGGCACCTCGTCACAGACACAGCACACCGCCTCTGCTCCGAC